GTGTGGGGTAGTGGTGAGACGACGACGCGGAGCCTCGGTTAGCTGCAGGCGGTGAGCAGGGCCTCCCGTAGTGCGGCGGTGTTCATGCGGCTGTAGCCGCGCACCTGGCGGGCCTTGGCGACGCGGAGCAGTTGGCGGCGGCTGAGGCTGGGGACCAGCGCGGGCATCGCGCGGGCGACCACGGGGCGGACCAGCACCGGCGCGGCGGGCTCGATGGCCTGGCGGGCGGCGGGGTAGGCGGTGCCCAGCTGCTCAGCGACGAAGGCGCGAGCGGTGCGCTCGGCGGCGGCGACGTGGTGAGCGGCGTGACGGTCGTACCAGCGGCGGGCCTGGCGGCCCCAGCGGACAGCGGTGCCAGCAGCTCGACCAGCGTAACGTCCGGCGACGGGGCCGTACTCGGCGATGGCGGCGCAGACCAGCACCAGCAGCAGCTGGAGCAGCCCAGCCAGCCAGTAGAGGGCAGCAGCGGCGCGGGTGGCGGTGGAGACGAACGCGGTAGTCATGGTGGTATCTCGTGAATGGGAGCCCACCGTGGCGGTGGGCGATGCCCCTGCCCGGGCTCGAACCGGGCTGCTGGCGTGGGTACCAGGGGGCGGCGGGCTAGGCTTGGCTGATGACCTCATCGATGGGTCCGTAGAGGGCCTCCAGGCGGGCGTCCTCAGCGGCCCAGCGGGCCTCTTGCGCGCTGACCTCAGCCATCAGGGCGTCGGTCTTGGCGATGAGGGCCTCGGTCTGGCGGTCGCTCTCGGCGAACCGGGCCTCGAGGTCGCCCAGCACTGCGGCCCAGTGGGCTGCGCGGGTGCGGAGGGCGGCGTTGCGTTGGCCTGCGGCGGTCTGAGCGTAGCTGGTCATGGTGGTGTCTCCTAAGCGCCAGCCGGTTGTGGCTGGCAGCGCCCGCCCTGGCCTTGCACCAGGGGGTCGGCGTCGTACCGTCGGGCGGTGACCCCGCGTCGTCGTCTCGTATTCGAATTTCAAGGTGCACGCCGGGCGGGCCTGACCCACCGGGCTACCGCCCATTATGCCACGGTAGCGGAGGGCGTGCGTCGCTCGTCTGATTGGGATTTCTTATCAGCCTCATAAGCGTTGCTTATCAAGAAAAAGCCCGCCAGAACAATGTCTTAGCGGGCCTGCCCATCAAGGTCAGTCAGGAATTAGCCTCTAGTTTCGCGCGGATTTCGCGCCGATGAGGCGGACCCGGCGGGTGTCCACTTCCTCGGGGCGCGGTCGGTTGTCCCACTGCACCAGCACCTTCCAGTTGTAGGTGCCGGTAGCGCGGTAGGGCTCGCCGACGATGACGCCTTCGGCTGGGAAGCGTTTCTCTACCCCGAAGTCCAAGGTCACCCGTTCGACTCGTGTTCCGGGCTGGAGCATCCACAGCTTGCCGGGCTTGCTGGCGCTCGTTGCGCGGCGCTTGGAGCGTTCCATAGCGCCGTCGTGGGTGCGTTCCCAGCAGTCACGGCACAGACACGCAGCGCGCCGGGCCTCGGTGCCGCCACGGACCAGCACGCCGCAGGTCTTACACAGCATCCGGGTCGCCTTCGTAGAACCAGAAGTGGCCACGGCAGAGGGTGCCTTGCTGGATTGCTCGGGTGATTGTGCGGAGGTGGAGCTCATTGGCGGAGGCGGCTTCTGCCGCGCTGGCATAGGTCGCGCCGTCAGAACGGATGACGGTCTTGGTCTTGCGATTGGAGGGCTTGCGGCCCCGGCCCCATTTGGGGTCACCATTGACTTCCATCGGGGCGGGTGGCCCGGCAGCTTCCCAGTGGAAGCCGCGACAGGTGCCGCCGCGTCGGATGGCGTCGAGGATGTTGGACCCGGCCCGACCGACGGACCTGGCAGCGGCAGCAGCGGAGGGGAACTCCTGGCCGGTCTCGACACAGCGGACCGGCTGAACGTGGACAATCATTCGCCCATCACCTCCAGGGCGCGGTCGATGCACCAGCGGGCTTTCTGTAGGTCGGTGGCGGCGCTGCCCTTATGGGGCGCTCGCCAGACGTATTTGATGACGTTGCCGATGTGGTAGGCGACGGCGGGCGGGTAGTGGCTGATAACCTGCTCGATGGCGTCGATGCACTCGATGCCGCCTTGCCGGTAGTGCGGAGGGTGGTTCACAGGGTCAGTCATTGGCGTACTCCCAGCGATAACCGCGCCCGACGTACTGGGCTCTGCGGCGTTTGGACTGCTCAAGGCGTCCTTCGATGGTGTCTTCCCAGCAGTCTGTGCAGAGACGGGCGGCCTTGCGGCCCTCGGAGCCCCCGAAGGCTTTCTTGCCGCATTGCTTGCAGTTCACCGCTTGGTGCCCTCCAATCGTTCGGCGACCAGCATCGCGTACCCGGCAATGTCCCGCCAGCTATCGGCGTAGTTCGGGTCGCCGTTCACGATGCAGGCAACCTTGTGACAGATCATCTCTATTGCTTCCCGCTGGTCAGCAGCCAGCGCAAGCCAGCTTTTGTCGTTGTGTTCGAACAGAATCCATTTCAGATTCTGACTCAGGCGGGCGTGGTCGGTGAACTTGCCATAGCGGCTTCCGCGCTTTGGTTGGACAACATTTCGTCTAAGGAACATCGGCGTACTCCCAGTGAAGGCCGCAGCATTTGCCGCGCTTGTGAATGGCTTGGTAGATGGCTGCCGGGGCGACGTGGTTGGCGCGGCCTGCTTCCGCCATCGAGGGGTAGATGATGCCGGTATCGATGCAGCGCACCGGGGTGCGGCGTCCCTGGCTCTGGCCGGGTGGTGGCGGGGGCTGGAACCAGACTCTCGGGTCCTCGTCAGCGGGGTAGATGTGCAGCCCGCTGATGGGCTTACCCTCGTCGAAGTTCATGTAGTCCCGGCCCGTCCTGCGGCGATGGAAAAGCGCCGCGATGGCGGCTGGGAGGCTCGGGAACGACTGGCCGGTTTCCAGCACCCGGACGGGTGTCGTATTCACGCCCATTCCCCCCGATGAAGAACAAGCCAGCGACCAAGGCGAAATGCTTGCTCGCGGCTGGTGCAGCCTTCGGCATGAATTTGCTTAGCGATGATGCCGTCGGCGGCGAAGGAAGGGTGAAAAAAGCACTCGTACTGAGGCTCTTGCCGCACCTGGTCAAACCACTGGATCACGAACACGTTCGGCACTCTGGGTTTCATACGCTCCCCTCCGTGTCATCGATGGGCGGGAACATCGACACGGGACAGAAGCCATCGGCGCAGGGGTCGGGGTCGGACAGGCCGGGGTGCGGGTTCTCCAGCGCCTCAAGACGGCGGGCTAGATGATAGATGGAGGTTTGCAAGGCGTGGAGTTCGAACCGGGTTGAGTCTGGCTGCTTGAATGCGTCGGTGCGGAAGGTGGCATCAATCGCTGCGTGCCATGCGTGATAGGCCACCTGCCGGGGGCTGCGGTCCGCCAGCTTCTCGCTGACGTTGTCCCACCAGTCTTCGAACGTGGTCATCGTTAGAGCTCCTGAATGTGAACGGTTGCGGTGCCATCGGTCGGGACACCGAGGCGTCGGGCTGCGGCGTAGGAGAGATCGATGCTGGTGCAGTCACAGCGGTCCGTCACCGGCACCACCAGGGCGCGACCCTTGTGGGTCACCCTGACGCGGGTGCCGCAGGGCAGCCAGGGATGGGCGGCGCTGACGCGGTGGTCGCTGTAGGTGCCACCGCAGGCGTCGGGGCGACCGTGGAAATATTCCGCGTACACAGTCGCGGTGACGTGGCGACCGCCGTGATGGGCGTCAGCCGGGGCTGGCTGAATCAAGGCCAGCGCTGCGGTCATCTGCAGGGCGATGCGTTTCAGGTTCATGTTCTAGGCAGAGGTAATCAATTACAGCTTGGTTGGCGTCGTCGTAGGTGAACAGCTCACGCCAGGGACGCACCTGGCAGAGCACCCATCGGCCATCGCGGGGCAGTAGCTCGTACTTGCGGGAGCTGCGCCGGGCACGCTCCCAGGCAAGGTCTTCGCTCATGACAGCCATTCCTGCTCAAGCAGGGCGACGGTACCCCGGTCGCGGTGGTAGCGGATGACCTGCAGCGCGGTGGGCAGGTCCAGTCCGTTGCGCGTCATTACTTCCACCAGGCGGCCCAGACGCCAGCGGCGACGGGCGGACACAATCCAGTCGAACATCGGGTAAGGGCTCCTCACTTGCAGGTGACGCCACCGCCGAGCACTTCGGCCCGGGGCACGCAGTATTGTGGCTCGGGGCTGGGCATGGCCAGCAGCACGCCGACGCTGGCACCGATGGCGGTGACGGCGACCGTCCAGCCCATCAGCTGCTGGTGGCGGCGCTGCACGCGCTGCCGGGCGATGCGACGGCGCTGCACGGATTGGCTTTCAATGCGGGTCCAGTCGGACATGGTGCGGGCACCGTTCTGGAAGGTAGGCAGTTCAGGCATGGTTCAACGCTTGGTCAGTTCGGTGGACATGTGGCGGACGATGTCCACCAAGTGGTGCTGGCGCTCACGGAGGCGGGCAACTTCCTCCAGGCACTCGCTGACCACCTCGGCAACCTCATCGAGGTTGATGCTGGTGGTGTTGCAGCTGGCGATGGTGTCGAGCCGGTAGCTGATGGCGCGCTCGACCTGCTCCAGTTGGTCGGCTGCCTTGCTCAGGCGGACTGGCAGCGACTCCTCACCGCGCAGGAATGTAGACGCTGGACGGAAGTGGTAGGTCATAAGTAGGTCCAGTGGTGGCCGCCAGCGCGGCCATTGCGTTTGATAGCACCGTAGATTGAGTTGCGGTCGACGCCGATTGAGCGGGCAGCAGCGTTCCCTGATGGGAAGACCTGACCCGTCTCGATACAGCGGACTGGTCGCCACGTCCCCGAGGACCGTCGTAGCCTCTCGCGGGGTGGCAGTAGCTGCCAGTCCGGATCGTCTGGTTCGATTGGGTCAACCAGCCAGCCAGCGCGACCGATTGGCAGGCCGTCGCGAACATTGCGGTAATAGGAATTGGGGTTACTAAACCCCAAATCTAAAATCGCGTCTTTAACGGTCGGGTAAACTCGACCTGTCTGGACGACACGCACTGGAATAGTCATCGTCTTGCGTGAGTAGTGGATGGTGGCCGGTACGACGCCCCGGCCAGGGCGGTGTCGTCAGTTGAGCAGGGTGTCGTCAACCGCGATCACCCAGTCCCAGCCGGGATACTGGGAGTTGGTCAGGGCGGCCCAGAAGCGCTCGGGGGACTGAGCTCCCTGAACGTGGGCAAGCCAGGAGCGAAACAGAGTGGCAGTAACGGACATCGGAGCTGACTGAACTCAACACCCTAATAATGCCACGGTATCGCAGGGCATGAACGGCTTGGGTGATTTGCGTTTCTTATCGATGCGATAAGCTCTGCTTGTCGATTGAGCGGCACGCATGATTCGCCACGAGTATCAGACCCCGAGCGGCCCCGCGTACTACTGGACCCCGACGCCGGACGAGGTCCGCGAGGCGGTCGCCGCCAGCCTGGAGCACGTCGCTGGCGGCTGGGACCTGGCCGAGCAGACGGCCCGTCCCGGGCGGCTGGAACGGTGGTACGACCTCGACGGACGCCACGACCCCAGCCATCCGCTGCACGGTCTGTTCACCGGTCTCGCCGAGGTCTACGGCGGAAAGGCCCCGTTCTAGAACGGGTCGTCAGCGGGCACGGCGTGGCTATTGAACGCGGTGGCCAACTGCTGCGCAGTCTGGGCGACCTGGCTGGGCTGCGCCGCCTGCTGTGCCCGGCGCTCCTCAATAGCCTTCTGGGTCTTGTAGTCCTCAGTGACAGACAGGCTGAGGTACGGCTTGCCTGCCTGGCTGGTGCGCTTCCAGCCCGCCAGCTTCAGGACCACCTCGCCCTTATCGTTGGTGACGCCAGCGGACAGGTAATCCAGCAGCGCGGGAAGCTGGTCGGCGGGGATGCTGATGACCCCGTCGTAGGCCGGGTAATTGGTGCCGGGATTGAAGCGGTCGCCCAGGCGCGCGCGGATGTCGGCTTCGGTCTGGTGGAACAGGGCGGCGGAGAACTTCATAGTCGTTACCGGTAGAGAATGGGTGCCCGATACTGCGGCCTCGGAGCCGGGCCGGGGAGGTGACGCGCTACTTGAACGAGCTGCGCTCGTACTCAACTACGGCGTCAATCGGGTACAGCACGCGCTGGCCCACCTTCACCCAGCGCGGACCCCGATTGTGGATACGCCAATTCACCAGCGTGCCGGGCTTGATGGCGTGCCGCCAGCGCTCGGCTAGCTCCTTCGGGGTGAGGAACTGCGGTTCAGAACCCGCCGAAGTCGTCGGCATTGCTGCTACCTCCTGCAATCTCTTGGTTGATGGTGCTGATGATTTCCGCGCGGACGGTCGGAGCTGGTGCTGCTGGGGTGACGTCCTCGACCACGATGGGGCGACCCTTCGCGGCGCTGACGTCGGCGAGTTCGTCGCTGGTGTGGAAGCCAAGCAGCACTTCGGGGCAGAACAGCCGGACCAGCCAGGTCGCGCTACGCAGGCGCAGCATGTGCTCGGGCATGGACTTGTACTTCGGATTGCGGGTCCAGCCCTCGGCGATGGCGGTGGCCATCGTCACGGTCGAGGAAACGCGCTCACCGGACCCGGCCAGCGTGGCCGATGCCGTCACCGCCAGGTCGTTGCCGGTGCCCTCGGTGGCCCATGCAATCGGCGCGGCGAACACCCCGCTCTTGTTGGCCAGGGCGATGACGAGCGACGCGCTGAACCCAGGGCGACCGCTGACCATGTAGACGTTCTGCAGCGCCATCAGCGGCGGGATGCCCAACTGGTGCGCCACGGTCAGCGCAACGAAGCAGTCTTCCGGCTTCCCCTGGAAATGCTGCGGCACAAGCTTGGACGCGGCGAATGCCTGCGCTGCCCGGTACGCCTGGTCGAAAGCTCCGGACTCGTAGAGAAAACCACTGTTTCCGGTCGTAGTAATCTGACTCATCTCTCTGCACTCTGTGAATTACTGAGCAGCCCAACTCGGTACCCCGAGCGGCTGGATTGTCGAGTCGTATCCCGGCCATTCATCGCGCTGAATGCAGTCAGCTAGGCGTTCCAGATTGTCACGCCGCCGCGCGTGGCCTGACCGCATCACCGCGTCATCAGCCTCGTAGACAGCCACCGCGTACGGCGGCGTCTTCTCCACCGCGATGAACACGAAGCCAGCACCCAGCACCGCCGACGTGTAGTGCGCGGCCTGCACGTCGTAGCGGAAGTTGTACGCGCTCTTGCGGAACGCTTCCGGGCTGGCGTCCTGCGTGGTCTTGATGTCCACGATGACGCCGCTTTCCGTCAGCCAGTCAGGGCGCGCCTTGCACCGCAGCCCGGTCGCCGGGTCTTCGTAGAACAGCGACACCTCGGCCCGGCCCGGCAGCGCCAGCAGGCGACTCGCCGCCGGGTGCGCCAGTACCGATGCCGCCATGCCCGTCAGCGCGGCCAGGTCGTCCTCGCTGAGCACGGTCTTGCCGCTGGCTTCCAGCTCCGTCCAGGCAGCCTTGCCCGCCTTGGTACGGCGGTCCACCGCCGGGGCGGCGATGTAGCTGGCCTCGAACAGCTCCCGTTCCAGCAGCAGGGCATGAAACGCACTGCCTAACACCATCGCGGGGGTCGGTTCCGGCTCTACCCGGTTCTCGGCCACGTACCGCGACCAGTAATGCAGTGGGCTGCGGGCGATAGCGTCCAGCATCGACTTACCGATAGCTGGGTCTGCATGGTATTCGCGATTGTCCATCGCGGTCTCCTGAGCAACTGCAAGCCATTATGCACTAATCCGCGCTTATCTGCGCTTATCTGCGCTTAAATAAGCTTATCGCCATCGGTCGAATACTTCGATTGACTTCGGCGACTGCGTAGTGATGCTTAGTGCGACGAGGATTGTCAATGATTGAGTTGCGTGATTACCAGCAGGGCATGGTGGGGTCATCGCGGGCAGCGTTCGCCCGCGTGCGCCGGGTGCTGCTGGTGCTGCCCACCGGCGGCGGCAAGACCTTCACGTTCAGCTGGATTGCCCAGTCCGCAGTGGCCCGGGGCGGGCGCGTGCTGGTGCTGGTGCACCGCCAGGAGCTGCTGATGCAGGCATCGCGGTCACTGGACAGCCTGGGCGTCCCCCACGGGCTGATTGCCGCGCGCTTCGGGATGAACCTGCAGCAGCAGGTCCAGGTGGCGAGCGTGCAGACGCTGGTGCGGCGCATGGACGCGCTGCACTGGCAGCCGGACCTGATCATCGTGGACGAGGCCCATCACGCCGTGGCGGGCAGCTGGCGGAAGGTGCTCGACCGCTACAGCCAGGCGCGCGTGCTGGGCGTGACGGCGACGCCGTGCCGTGCCGACGGTCAGGGCCTCGGCGACGTGTTCGAGGACATGGTCATCGGCCCGAGCGTCCGCTGGCTGATGAGCGAAGGTCATCTGAGCCCGGCCCGGGTCTACGCGCCGCCGCAGGTGGTGGACCTCAGCGGCATCCGCCGCCAGGGAGGTGACTACCAGCGCGGCGAGCTCGGCCTGCGGATGGACAACAGCGTCATCACCGGCGACGCGGTGGAGCACTACCGGCGCATCTGCGGCGGGCAGCCCGCCATCGCCTTCTGTGTGTCCGTGGCGCACGCCGAGCACGTCGCCGAGCAGTTCCGTGCTGCTGGCTTCCGGGCGGAATCGCTCGACGGCTCGATGGACGACGCGCTGCGCCGTGAGCGCATCGCCTCACTGGCGGACGGTCGCCTGCAGGTGCTCACCAGCTGCGACATCGTCAGCGAGGGCACCGACATCCCCGTCGTCAGCGCCGCCATCCTGCTCCGGCCCACCATGAGCACCGGCCTGTACCTCCAGCAGGTCGGGCGCGTGCTGCGTCCCGCCCCCGGCAAGGAGCACGCCATCGTGCTGGACCACGTCGGGAACGTTCTCACCCACGGTCTGCCCGAGGAAGACCGCGAGTGGAGTCTCGACGGGAAGAAGAAGCGGGAAGGCAAGAAAGCGCCGTCGGTGCGGCAGTGCCCGGCCTGCTACGCGGCGCACCCGCCGATGCCCAACTGCCCCAGCTGCGGGCACACCTATGAGACGGTCCGCGAAGTCCGCCAGGTCGAGGGCGAGCTGGTGGAGGTTCGCAGTCGGTTCAAGCCAGGAGATCGCGTTGACAGATTGAATATACGCCGTGACGCATGGGACATCGACGTGGCCGTTTTTAAAGGCTACTGCGACGACGTGGGGCGGCCTGATTCCGCTTATTTGGAATACGACGGCAACCCTGGCTACCCCTATCAAGCTCTCCTTGCTCACCTCCGATTGTCCAGCTCGGCACGCCGCCGCGAGCAGGGCTCCGCGCAGACGCTGGAGCAGCTGATTCAGCTGGGTCGGCAGCGGGGATACAAGAACCCCGTCGCCTGGGCCGAGCACGTACACTCGTCCCGTCGCAATCGCCCCGCCGCAGGGTGGGCCTGACCATGAAAGTCCTGATTGCCTGCGAATATTCGGGCGCTGTGCGCGATGCCTTCATACGGGGGGGCACGACGCGATGAGCTGTGACCTGCTGCCCACAGAGGTCCCCGGGCCTCACTACCAGGGCGACCTGTTCGACGTCATCGACTACCCGTGGGACCTGATGATTGCTCACCCGCCCTGTACCCACCTGGCGGTGAGCGGCGCGCGGCACTTCGCCGACAAGCGCCTCGATGGTCGCCAGCAGTCGGCGGTGGCGTTCTTCATGCGGCTGGTTCGGCGGTCCGAGCACATCCCCGCAACGGCCATCGAGAACCCGGTCTGCGTGATGTCGTCGCTGTACCGGAAGCCTGATCAGGTCATTCAGCCGTGGATGTTCGGCCACCCGGAGACCAAGGCGACCTGCCTCTGGCTCAAGGGCCTGCCGCCGTTGCAGCCCACCAACGTCGTCGATGGCCGTGAGGCGCGCGTCCACCGGATGTCGCCCGGCCCTGACCGCTGGAAGGAGCGCAGCCGCACCTACGAGGGCATCGCCGAGGCGATGGCTGACCAGTGGGGCAACGCAGCTCCGACCCTCGAATACCTGCTGTACCGCAGCAGGCAGAATGGCAACGGTGCATTCCGAGCAGCCCGTGGCTAATCCCGAAACCGTAATCCAGCAGCGCGTTCGCCTCGCCTTGGGGCAGCTGCGCAACGTCGTCACCTTCCGCAACAACACCGGCAGCGCCATCGGTCGCGATGGGCGGCCCGTGCGCTTCGGCCTGTGCGAGGGCAGCTCCGACCTCATCGGCTGGACCACGCGGACCATCACCGCCGAGGACGTCGGCAAGCCGATGGCCGTGTTCACCGCAATCGAAATCAAGACCGATACCGGTCGGCTCACCTGCCAGCAGAAGGACTTCCTGGCGGCAGTCGAACGCGCTGGCGGCATCGCTGGCGTCGCCCGCTGCGAGGAAGACGCCATCCGCCTGGTGACCGGCCAATCATGACAACGCCCCGACAGCAGCAGCAGCCGGGGCATCGCAAGAACACCTACCAACGTGATTATGGCAGACCTGCTATCCGCACTCGTTCAACTGCCCGAGGACTGGGCCATCGTTCCGGTGGGCTCCAACAAGAACGCCTACCTGCCCGGCTGGAACAAGCGCCGCATCGCCCGTGAGGACACCAGCAAGGAAATCGGGTCCGGGCGCGCCGTGGCCCTCGGCCTGTGCGCTGGCCCGCTATCCAACGGGCTGATGATGATTGACTTCGACGGCTTCACCAGCGTCGATGCCCTGACCGACATCGGCATGACCCTGGCCGACTTCCCCAAGACCGTCGCGTGGACATCCGGGCGGGAGGGACGCCACCAGCGCACCTACCGCGTGCCAGAGGAATACTGGCCCGCCATCGCCAGCCGTCAGTTCCGCACCAAGGAACCGAACGGCCCCGACGACAAGGGCGAACAGCTAGAACTGCGATGGGCGGGCCTGCAGTCCGTCATCATCGGGCATCACCCCGTCACCGGCGGGTACCGCTGGTGCGAGGGCTGCTCCCCGTGGGAGGTGGAGGTGGCGGACTGTCCGCTGCCGCTCATCGAAGCGATGCTCAAGGAGCCCGAACCTCTGCCGCCGCCGCCGCCGCGTGCCGTGGTGCCCGCCGCCTTCGCTGAAGACATTCCCCTGGAGGCGCTGCTCACCCGCGAGCACGCCCAGCAGTTCCGCGATGGCGTCGGCGAAGGCGGCCGCGACAACGCGGCAGCTGCCATCGCCCGCGACCTACTCGGTGCGGAAGCCTACTGCCAGCAGCATGGCGTCCGCTACTACGGCGACCCCCACGCCCTGCTGGCGGACTTCGCCGCGCGCTGCACGCCACCGCTATCGAAGCGCGACGTGGACCGCATCTTCCGGTCAGCACAGCGCAGTAACCCCAGCCCGGCGTACGGCATCGACTCCCGCGTGGAATACCACCAGCGGCCCCGCCAGGAGCAGACGGTACGCGTCCCGCAGCAGCCCGCCGGGCGACCGACCCTGACGCTGGTGACCGGTGGGGCCATGCCCGCTGAGGACGTTGCCGCCGACGACGCGCCGCCCCGGCCCGATACCGTCACCCTGTCGATGCTCACCAAGGAAAGCGATTACCTGCCGCTGGTGCTGCAGCACGTCTTCCGCTGGCCAGAAACCCCCTGGGCCTGCGTCGGTGACACGCTCCATCGGTGGTGCGGCACCCACTACGAGCCCATCGAAGATGACGAGCTGGCCCCGGCGGTCGCCAGCTTCCTGGCGCAGCTCGCCGTGACGCCCCGTAGCGGAGCTGGCCAGGTGACGCACCCGTTCGCCCGGCCCCGCTGTGTGAAGGAGTCGCTGGAATGGCTGCGGCACTGCATCGGAGCAACGCAGGCCAACCCAGCCAACGCCATCAACTGCCGCAATGGCGTGGTCAGCTGGACTTGGCGCGGCGATGACCTGCAGGTGTCGTTCGATGCCCACAGCCCGGAGCGCGTGTTCACCTACGTCACCGACTACGACTACCAGCCCAACATCGACCGCGAACCGATGGACCGGCTGCTGGCAGCCCTCAACGATGACCAGCGCACCACCATCCAGCGCGCTCTAGGGTCGTCCCTCGACTTGGCGAAGTACCGCGCGCGGCGCGGTCGCCCTCGCGCGCTGCTGATGCTCGGTGGCGGCTCCAACGGCAAGGACACCATCCGAGGTGTGATGCAGGCTGCGCTCGGTGACCGCAAGGCGACCATCTGCTCGATGTCCGACTTCCGGCAGTACGACCAGGGACGGAAGTTCCCTCTCGCCCCGCTGCGCGATTCCTCGCTGAACTGGCCTTCGGAGAACACTGAGTTCGTCTCGGTGGACGACCTTCAGTCGGTGAAGTCCGCCATCAGCGGCGACCCGCTGTCGTGGGAAGTCAAAGGCGCTCAGGAGGAATCGTTCATCCCCTCCTGCCTGCTGGTGTTCAACTGCAACAAGCCGCCCCTCCTCTCCGGTGCCGATGAAGCCGTCCGCACCCGCTGGTACGTCTGCGAGTTCTCGAAGACGTTCACCAGCAGCCCCACCAAGCCCGACGAATTGCAGGCTGACCCTCGATTCAAGGACGACCCGGACTTCATTACCAGGGAACTGGCCCCCGCCTTCCTGCTGTGGCTGCTGGAGGGGCTCCAGGCTGCCGTGAAGCACGGCATTGACTATTCCTCTGGCGGGGTGGCGATGACGAAGGTCCGAGCCCTCTCCTGCCACCTCTGGGGCTTCGCCGAAGACTACAACCTCATCGCAGACCCCGATGGATCCATCTACGTATCGGCGCTCTACGACGCTCTGAAGCACTGGTACACCACAGAGGGAGTCATCGACGGCAATGGCCGCTGGGTTGAGGGTGTCCTGCCAGATAAGCCCGTCAAAGCAGCCCACAACCTAGTGGAACGACTGCGAAGCGTCTTCCCAGGAGTCAAGACATCCAAGGAGCCAGTCACCAAACGCTCAGTCATCCACGGAGTGAAGCAAGCATAAATACTCAGCCCGGCATGACCGGGCTTTTCTTTTGGGAGCCCGTTGGGAGCCTGTTGGAAGCCTGCCGGGATTGCGACTTTCCTTGCTGTGACTAGGTTTGGGAGTCCGGGAGCCTGTTTTCTAAGTTGAAATGAAAAATAAATAGAGAGCCAGAACAGGGATCGTGTGAGCTACGCCCTACACATAATAAAAAAAGAGCAAAATAGGCTCCCGAGGCTCCCAGCCCAGTCAGGGACTGGGTTTTCGGCCTCCCAGTAGGCTCCTCACAGGCTTCCGGGAGCCTCCCGCGTTGCTGGATGTCATAATGAAAGTGCCCCGGCGGTCCTGGCAGACCCCGAGGCGTGACCACCTATCCACTTAGGCGATGGCCATGGATTTTACTCCACTCCCTCCACTGTCTCGCGTTCAAGAGCTTCTGTATCTTGACGAGGCAGGGTGCCTCCGCTGGCGAGTGCAGCGAGGCAGAATTCGCCCCGGCGAGCTTGCGGGCAAGCGTGACAGACGGCTGAATGACCGTTCTGTCGGTATTGACGGCAAGCAATACCGCTCCAATCGGCTGATATGGCTGCTGAAGCACGGGGAAGACCCTGGGGAGCAGCGGCTTCTGACTGGAGTGCCGTTAGGGCGCAGTTACGCCCGTCGTGGCTTCCTGTAGCCCCGCGCCGCTGGCTTGATACTCTGAACACAGGCATGGGGTGCCTGCGGGGGCTTCGGCCCCCACCCCTGCTCTGGAGGCACGACTACCCCGCTGGACTACTCTGAAGGTGCGTCTTGCATTGCCGCCCCGGTGCGCCGGGGCTTTCCTGCTACCGAGGTGAGTCATGTACCGCATCAGCCTGGAGAATGACCTAGACGCGCTGCAGGGCAAGCTGATGGCGCTCAAGGAACGCTCCCTGCCCTACGCCATCGCCAACGCCATGACAGGCACCGCGCAGCAGGCGAAACGCACCCTGCAGGAGCGCCTGCCGCGCTACATCGACCGGCCACGGCCCGCCACCATCAACGCCGTGTTCACCTACCCCAAGCGCGTCAGCCCGCAGCAACTGGAGGTGGAGCTGGGCCTGGCTGACTACCAGGCCCGTCGCATCGGGGCCATCTTCACCGGTGGTCCGCGTCCGGCCAAGCGCTCTGAGCAGCAGCTGCGCAACCGAGGCATCATCCCCGGCGGCGCGTTCATCGTGCCGACCGGCGTTCGTCCCCGGCTCGACCGCTTCGGTGGTCTGCGCGGTGGTGACGTCACCGCCATGCTGTCCCGCGTCCGTGGCTTCGGCTTCGGCAACGAGTACGCCAACCGCTCCGACAGCGAGCGCTCCAAGGCTGCCCGCCGCCAGACGGACTACTTCGCCGCCGTCATGCCCACCGCCAAGGG